AAAAACTGATCAACTAGCAAAAGATCAACGAGACGTACTAATCAATGTGTTAGATTTATATATTGATAAAATGGTACAAGATGACTTAGCTAGTGCTAACTTACCTAGTGCTGTAACTCAAGAATTATATGCTAGTTACATCAAGTCTAGTGATAAGTATTTAGTAGAACTACAGCACCGTGTTACAAATCAAGGTACCACAGCTGCTGCAAGTAGAAGTATTACACTTGAGCTTAGCAAAATATTTGGTGTAACTGCAGAAGATTTACTTAAAACAGTAACAAGCTCACCAACAGTTGCTGCAACTTTGCTAAAAACTGAAGGCTCTCCTAGTTTTGTAACTATTCTTGCAAAGCAGCTTGCTAGCGCAATGGCAGGCAAACCAAAAGATAAAACTGTTTATAGCGCAAAGTCGGCACTTGTAGGTAAAAAAACTACCAAGATTACAAAACCAAAAAGCCATAAACAGGATATACAAAAGCTTAAAAAATTAAAGGAAGAGCTAGAAAAAGTTAAGCCAGACCCTAGCAGCATAAAAGTTGCGGTAGACGTACCAGAATCATTAAATTTATTTAGTCTGCAAACTATAATAAACAGCCAACTACAAGAAACCATAAGAAAAAATATGGGCACTGGTAGAAGCAGTAATGTGCTAAATTATCGTAGTGGTCGTTTCGCAGCATCAGTTCAAGTGGAACGCCTAACTCAAAGCCGCCAAGGCATGATAACTGTTTTTTATAGCTACATGAAAAATCCTTATCAAACTTTTGAACCTGGTTTTGCACAAGGGTCTCCAGAGTCTAGAAGCCCCAAGCTGTTGATAACTAAATCAATTCGTGAAATTGCAGCAGCTCAAGTAACAAGTCAATTAAGGGCCGTAAGCGTATGAGTCGTAGAACCTCAATAGTTAAAGCATTAGTAGATAAAATTAATCTAATTGATGGTCAGCAACCATATCACATTAACTTATTTTCCAATGCTCATGCCAAGCTAAAATTTTGGGATGAAATAAATCAGTTTCCAGCAGTTTATTTAACTCCAGGAAGCGAAACACGCGAATATCTTCCTGGTAACTTAACTTGGGCTTACTTAGGTGTAAGCATAAAAATTTACTGCAAAGGCGAAAAAAGTAAAGATGATTTAGAATTTTTACTTGAAGATATTGAAAAAGTAATCAACAGTAACCGTGTATTAACTTATGATACAGATTTCGGTTATCAAACAACAGAAATCTTAGTGATTTCAGTAACAACTGACGAAGGGCTATTAATGCCTTATAGCGTTGGTGAAATAAATTTACAAATTCGCTACCAGTTAGTGTAACTATACCAAAGTACTCAAGCAGATAAATGTCTAGCAAAAATACTGTGGTATTTTAAAACAAAGGAAATAAAATGGCATTAAATTTAGCACGTAATAGTAGAGTATTCTTTACTACAAACGTAGACGCATACGGTAAAATCCCTGCAGTGGGATTTACAAGTGATAACACATTTGAAATACAAGTTTTAGATGGGTTTACCTTCTCACAAAATACAACACAAGACACAGTAACACTTTCAGAAGCAGGTGGCAATCCAGTTCGTGGACAGCGTAGCTTTAACACTGCTTTGTCTCCAGCTGATTTTAGCATGAGTACCTATCTTCGCCCATACAATGCAACTACTGCAATTACTGCAGAAGAATCAGTGCTATGGAATGCGCTACTAGACAAAGATGCTATTACTAATAGTTATGTTACTAGCACAAATACAGTTACTGCTGTATCAACTGCAGGCGTACTTACTCTAGGAACAGCTGCAAGTCTAGCAGCAGGTACTCTAATTAGTTTTCCTACTGCATGGATCGGTACAGGTATTACTGCAGGTGCAACTTATTATGTTACCACAGATACTACAAATTCAACTAGTGCAACTATTAGTGCAACTAGTGGTGGATCAGCAATAAGTTTAACTACAGCACTTTCTGGTATTGGTACTAATAATACAGTAACTATTGGCAAAATAACTTCAAATACAGTTACGCTTGCTAATACAACTGCTGCACCAACTTATAGTTATGTTGGTTCAACAGGTGTTGGCACTGTTTCAATTGTTTTAAGTTCTCTTCCAACAGGTATTAGCAAAGGCGATATTTTAGTATTAGGTGGATTAGCTAGTAGTGATTCAGTTGCCCAAAAAACTGTTAATGCTTCAGCAAAAGTAGCTAGTGTTAGTGATAGTTTAATTACTTTGGAATTATTAACAAATACCTACTCTACTACTGCTCTTTCAGCTACAGCAAATACAATTACTGCTGTATCAGCAACTACAGGTCAAATTACATTAGGCACAAGTGCCACTTTACCAGTAGGTACTGCAATTACTTTACCAAGTGGATGGACGAACGGTGCAAGTGGTTTAACTGCAGGTACTACTTATTATGTTAAAAGTGGCAGTGGAACCAGTTATGTTGTTAGTGCAACTCCTGGTGGAAGTGCTGTAACTACTTCAGCTGCTACTAATATTAACGCTAGTAATAGTATAACACCAGTAGGTGGTTATGGTATGACAATTACTGCACCAACTGCAGGTACATATAAAGCATATAAATCAGCATGGGCTCCAGTAACAACAACAACAAGTTATGTTTCTACAGGTGCAAGTGATTTAAATCAACTACAAACTTTTGGTATGATTTTTGCAGTTGACAATGTGGTTTATACACTAGACAACTGTGCAATGACTCAAGTTAGTATTGATTTTGGCCTAGATGGTATTGCAACAGCAGCTTGGAGTGGTCAAGGTACTCAATTAAATGAAAGTACAATAACTATAGCTAGTATGGGTTATAAAGCAAAACAAACTGCTGCACCATTTATTACTAATAAATTAAGTACAGCTACTTTGACGTTAAAAAATACTCTAGGTACTGTTGCAGCAGGTACTAGTTACACAGTAGCTTTAACTGGTGGTAACATAACAATTAATAACAATATTAATTATATTACTCCAGCTAACTTAGCAACAGTTAACGTTGCACAAACTTACTACACAGGTACACGTGCAATTAGTGGTACACTAAATGCTTACTTAAAAACAGGTAGTGGTGTAGGCGGTACAGGTCAGTTGCTAAAAGATATGCTTGCAAATATTACAACACAAGCAGCTATTGAACCAATGTTTAATTTAACTTTAGCAATCGGTGGTACATCTTCAACTGCTCCAGCACGTGTTGAACTAGAAATGCCATCAATTACTTTAACTGTTCCAACAGTAGACGTTCAGCAAGTTATTTCAACAGCAATTAACTTCACTGCTGAAGGTCTTAGTACTGCTAGTAATGCTAACACTTTTGCAGTTGACGTAGCAAATGAACTAGCAGTTCGTTACTACGCAGCTTAATTTTTTTTTTACGGCACTGGACTGATCACCAGTGCCACTTTTTCTCTCCTATTATAACAATCAAAGGACAATTCCCTCATGACAAACGCAGCAGTAAACCTTAAATCGCTATTAGTTCCTTCTAAAAGTGTAGAAGTAGACTATCCAGGTTTAAATGGTTTTAAAGTTAATGTTGTTTTCCTAAGCCGTGAAACCTTAGTTGGTATTCGCAAAAAAGCTACCAAAACTACCTTTAAAAATCGTCAACCAGTTGAAGAACTTGATGAAAAGTTATTTTTACAACTTTATGTAAATGCTTGTATTAAAGGCTGGTCAGGTTTAAAGCTTCGCTTTTTAGAAGAACTAGCACCAGTAGATTTAACTGGTCAAGATCCAGAAGCAGAACTTTCATACTCACAAGATGATGCACTATTCTTAATGCAAGCCAGTGCAAACTTTGATGCTTTCATCAGCGAAACCGTAACTGAGCTATCAAATTTCACGAAGACCAGTACAAGCAAGTAAATCATCAGCTAGCCAGCTACTTTCAAAATATGCAGGTTAATGTAACCAAAGATTCATATTTTGAAATATGCGAAGCACTAGGCACAGAGCCAGTAGAAGAAGAAATTCCTGTTGACTTTGAAGATTTACACGTGGATGTTCAGGAAGCTTTAGGTATATACTATAAACTTAAAGATGAGTGGGATACTATGAATGGTAATTATATGGGCAAAAGCTATGCTGGACTGCTTGATATATTTACCATACTAGAAGTACCGGTCCAAGATCACCAAACACTGTTTAACTTAATAGGTATTATTGATCAGCATAGATCAAAAGCCATAGCAGACAGTAAGCCAGACTCCAGCAGCAAATCAGCCTCTGTATGAAAATACAGGGGCTTTTTTGTACCTGAAAAAATTTAACTATTGACAAAATCGCACCAAAATGATATAATTAGGGTTACTACGAGTACCATATTTTGGTAAAATGCTTAACTGGAGATGTTATGGCAATTCAAGAAACAATACAAGTTAATGTACAGTCGAACTTAGCAGAAGAAGAAAAACTAGCCAAAAGTATAAATGCTCAGTTAAGAGCAGCTGCAAACGTTAGAATGAGCGCACCCAGTTCCGCAAAAATGGCAGCTGCTAACCCTGACGGTACTGCCAGCCCCACTAACTTATCTCGCGGCATTGCTGGTCAAACTGGTGCATCAGGTAGAGACTTTGCTGCACAAGCTCAAGGCTTGGGCGGGCTTGTGCACGTGTATGCTACTTTTGCCGCTAACATATTTGCTGTATCGACAGCTTTTACAGCACTAAGCAAAGCAGCGGATACCACAAATTTAATTAAAGGTTTAGATCAACTTGGAGCAGCCAGCGGTCGTGCTTTGGGCGGGGTTGCCAAGGCAATGGTTATAGCTTCAGATGGTGCATTAAGCTTACGCGATGCCATGAGTTCAGCAGCGCTTGCTAGTAGCGCGGGTATGAACAATGCTAATATGATGCGTATGACTGAAGTAGCTAAAAAAGCTTCACAAGCGCTTGGTCGTGACATGGCTGACAGTATGGATCGTTTAACAAAGGGTATTGCAAAAACGCAACCTGAATTGCTAGACGAACTTGGCATTATGGTTCGTGTAATACCTGCACAAGAAGCTTATGCACGTCAAATTGGTAAAACAGTAAGCAGCCTAACAGATTTGGAAAAAAAGCAAGCTTTTGCTAATGCTGTGTTGGAGGAGGGTGAAAAGAAGTTTTCGGCTATTAATATTGATGCCAATCCCTACAGTCGACTTTCAGCCAGCTTGATTAATGCTATGCAAAGTGCGCTAGAGTTTATAAACAAAGGTTTAGGCCCGATAGCTGGATTTTTAGCAAGTAGCCCAACTGCACTAACTGTTGCGCTAGCTACATTAGGTGCAGTATTACTAAAACAAGCACTTCCTGCACTTGGACAATTTAAAGAAGGCATGCAAAAAAGTGCAGACTTAGCTACAGACCTTGCCAATAAAAGAAGTCTAGCAGCAAATGCTGCTAGAAAGGCTGAGTTTACTGCACTACAACAATCGCTTGAGAATGAAGCAGAAATAAAAACTGCTGCAGTTGATAAAGCTGAAGCAGCTGCGCGTAAAATTGCAGCTGCAAGTAGCTTTAAGCCCAGTAAAGGTGTGCGAGATATTCTGAAAAAAGATATTCGAGATGTAACACAAGATGACTTAGCAAAAATAGAAAATGTAGCAAAAAGTCAAGAAACTCAGGGCAGAACTGCCCTTGCACAATCTTATAGAAATTTAAGTGTTGCTGTAAAAGAGAGCCAAGCAGCAGAAGCTGCTTACGATAAACAAATAGCAGAAGGTACAAAACGTTTACAAGAACGTCAAGGCGTCATGACTGCAGCAGGCAGAGCTCAAGCTTTAGCAGATAGAGCAAACTTAGCCGCAACAACTAGAGGTATTGCCAGTAAAGCTGCAGAAACTGCGTCAACTAGTGGCTTTTTTGCTGCGCGCAGAGAAAGTAATGCAGCAATAGCTTTAGCTCAGGCAGGTCCACAAACTAAACAGATAATTACCGAAACTGGAAAGCTTGAACAAATAACTGTGCCCGCCATGAGCAAAATGCGTGGGGCATGGACAGGATTTTCAGCTAATATTAGTGCGGCAGGTAGTGCAATAAGCGGTTTTTTAAACTTTCTTGGTCCTTGGTCACAAGCTATTGGTTTGGCAGTTACTGCTTTTAGTTTTTTAAGCGATGCGCTAAGTAAAAACGGTAAAGCTGCTGCTGAGACTCAAATAGCTTTTGACCAGTTAGCCGAAGCGTCAAAAACAAGTGCTAATGTTTTTGATCGTCTTCAAGGCTTAGACCCTCTTGAACGTTTGTCTACTCAAAATATATCAGCAAAAAGCACGGCAGTTACTGAAACCGCTACTAGCATTGAAAATGCTTTTAAGAAAATAACTAAACAAGCGGAAGATGCTAACTTGTGGGACAAACTTGTAGACACTGCAAAAGCAAATATTGGTTTAGGGTTACTAAAAGACAGCTCTACCGAACTAGCTAACGCAACCGTAGAAAGTTTACGTTTAGCAAAAGGCACAGCCGCAGGTGCCAAAGCCGCTGAAGAATTATCAAAAGCCTTAAATATTGATCCAACTGATAAAGAAGCCTTAAAAAGCGCTTTAGGTGAGAGTCCAAAAAAGTTTTTTGAACTTGGCCCGCAAGTGGTTGAGATTATAAAGAAAATGAGCACTGAGCTTAATAAAACCAGTATGGCTGCACAAAACTTTGATGCGGCTATAACAACTGCTAATAAAACATTTGATAATTTATTAATTAGTATGTTGCCCACAGACAACGTAGCTAAACTAGGTTTTGAGCTTATTGATGTGGGCAAATCAATGGCAGATGCATTAACAGAGCCAGAACAAGCTATGCAAAAGCTTGCCGATATTGCCGCAGACAATCAAAAACTAAGACTTTTTAGCCCAGAGTTTGCTGCTGATATTGTTGCAAATAGCAAAGATGTTGATAATAGTATTAATAGAAATGCTAAACTGCTGGCAGCGTATCAGCAAGGTATTAAAGGTCAACAAGACTATATTAAAAAGCTAGCTGAAAACCGTAAAAAACTGCAAGAAGACGAAGAAAAGTATGGGCCTTTTGCCACAGTTTTGAATAGTCGCGCACTTAGTAAGAATACCGAGGCTACAGCACAAGCAAAACAAGATATTAAGCAACTGGAAAACGTGTCCGCACCGTTAGTAAAAAATCTAGAACCTTTTATTAAAAAATTTACTGAAGAACAAGATCAGGCCTTTGTTAGAGGTGCTAAATATGTTCAAGATAGTATCGGCGATGGGTTTGCCAAAGCAGCTATTACAGTTAGCAAAGCATATGCAGAAGGTTTAGGTGGCACAATTGCTGGAATAGAAGAACGTGCTAGACTTGAAAAAGAAAGTTTACAAATACAACTGCGTCAAATTAATGTTCAACTAGAGCTTGCTGCTTCAGTGGATAAATTAGCACTGCTAACAGAAGAACGTTTACTTTTTGAAAGAGAACAGAGCTTAACAGACAAAGTTAAGGGTGGTGATACTTCAAAAGGCACTGCTGAGCAGTTGGCGTTAGTTAAAGAACAACAAAAAGGCCTTGAACTTGCAAAAGCTTCTTTAAACGGAAACGGTAAGACTATTAAAGACGTTACAGAAATGCTTAACAGCAGTGATCGAGTAATTAAAAGTCAAGGACAGTTTTTGTTGCCATCAACACAAAGAACTGAAGCAGGTAAAGCTCAAGCAGCTGGTGTAAATGCACAAATTAAAGCTGCTGATATAGGTGCACAATTTCAAAAAATGCAACAACTTGCTACACTTGAAAAAGATCGTTTGGATACCGTGGCAAGTGGATTAACACTAGACAAAGCAAAACTTGATATTCAAGCAAAAAGTGCACTTTACATGGGTACAGATTTGTTAAATAAAGTACAAGCAAATGAAGAACAAATTGCACTTAATAAAACAACTCAAGAAAATTTAAGTTATGAACTTGACATATCAAAAGCTTGGAAGGCTTATGCAGGTGCTAAAAAAGGCAGCATAGCTTCGCAACAAGCACTAAACGCAGTGTCAGAACTGGGGCTTAAGTACGCCAATAAATTAAAGCGTGATGAAGACGAAAGACAAAAAAGAGATTTAACATATATACAGCAACGTCAGGCAGAAGAAAAAAAGCTATTTGATTTAATGCTGTCAAATCTTACTAAAATTGAAGCAGGTCGTGCTCAAAATGCTGGTGTAGAGCTACAAATACAAGATGATATTATACAAAGACTAACTACACAAGGCACAGCTATAAGCGCAACAACCGTGGCTTTAACAGCTCAAAATGAGTTAAATAAAGAAATTGAACGTACTACTGCGGTGCAGAATACTGCGGCACTAGCTTACGCAAAAGAAATTAATGACTTAGTAAGCAAAAAGAAAGACCTTAATGTTGAAGAAGCTAAAGCTATAGACGAGCAAATTGTTTTAACTGCTAAACTTTATCGAGATAGAGTAGTAGGCGAGTCAATACTTAGTGAATCAAAACTAAAAACACTTGCTGTTCAAAATGCTATAAAAGCAGCAGAAGCGGAAGCAGCTAATGCTGCGTTATTAGAAAAAGATAGATCAAGCGCAGAACAAAACAGATTGGATATACAAGGAGAAATGTTAAGTAGACTATCTGCAACTAATGCACTTTCTAAAGAAGAATTAGCTGATAGAACTGGTCAGCTTAATATAGAACGAGAAATAGAAAGAAGTAAGGGTGCTCAAGCTGCAATTATTGCAGCAAATACTCTTAAAGAAGCAGAACTAAAAGCCAAGCAAGATAGCTTTAAAAATAGCGAAGGTGTTATTATAGACGAAGCTAAGTTCAAAGAAACAGGTGCACAGCTAGCAGAAGCTCAAACTAGAGGTGCCACAGCACTAAAGCAAGAAAAAGATTTAAGTGCAGCTAAGATAGAAACTCTTAGTGTTCAATCAGCTATGAATCAGCTGCAGGCAAAGCAAGAAGAACGTATGCAAACTGCAATTGGCCTAACACAAAGTTTAACTACTTTGTTTGGTGAAATGGGTGCTAATATCGGTAAAAGCACAGAAGCTATTGTAAAGTTTGGTGAAACTCAAGAAAACTATGAAGCGTCAAGAGCTGAGTTAATGAAAGACGAAGTTGGCAATAAAAATAAAATCAAAGCTTTAGACGAAAAAAATACCAGAGATCAGCTGCATGGTATTACAAGCATAGCAGCAGCCAGTAAAAAAATGTTTGGTGAAAAATCAGCAGCTGCCAGACTGTTTAGCGGCCTTGAAAAAGCATCAGCAGCAATGAGTATGGCACTTGAAGCACAAAAGCTTGCAAGTTACGTTGCAGGCATGGCTGCAAAAATTGGGGTTGATATTCCAGGCATTTATGCCAGCTTTATGGCACAGCTGGGTCCATTTGGTCCACCAGCAGCCGCAGTTGCTATTGCAGCCTTTTTAGGTGGTTTCGGCGGAGGCGGTGGAGGTGGTGGAGGCGGTGGTGGTGGACATGCCAGCTATACAGGTCCCTCAGCTGAAGATCAGAAAAAGATTCAAGGCACTGGCATGCAGTATCAAGGCAATACACTTGTTGATACTGGTCACGGTGTGCTGGGTGCTTCAGATCAACTAAGTGATACACTAACCAAAGCACAAACACTGCTAGCAGAAAACTCTGTTAAAGCGCTGGAGATTGATAAAAGCATGCTTAATGCCATCAATGATTTAGTTGATAGTATTAGCAACGTGGTTACTGTTGTAGCACAAAATGGTGATATAAGTAAGGGTATAAATCTTGGCGATTTACCAAGTGGTAAAAGCATGGGTGGTGGTCTTTTAGGCTTAGGCGGTATAGGTGATTTATTTAAAGGCTTACCTTTAATAGGCGGTGCTATTGGTAATTTTTTTAATAATGTTTTTGGAGGTGGGATAAGTGCAAGTAGTGAAATTACAGCCGCTGGATTGAAATTTTCAGGTTCTATTTATGATTTAGCTAGAAATGCTGATGGTGCTTTTGCCAGATTTAGAGATGTGTTAACACATTTTCATGAAGATGGTGGTTGGTTTGGTAGTGACAGTGACTGGACTGAAATGCACACCCAACTGTTTGCTGTAAATGATGAAATTCGTAATGCAGTTGGCATGATGTTTATGAATGTTGAAAATATTGCTCGTACCGTTGGTAAAAAAGCAGGGGTTGCAAATGGTGCCCTTGATTCAGCACTACGTTCAATAAAGATTACTGATAGATTAGATTTAAAAGGTTTATCAATTGAAGATCAAAATAAACTACTACAAAGCGTAACTAGTAAAGCTTTAACACAAGTATTTGAACAAGTTTTACCACAGTTTAAAAAGTTTCAAAAAGCAGGCGAAGATTTAGCTGCCACAGTGTTCAGAGTTATAGATGCTCAAGAAAAAGTAAACCTTTCACTTGACTTAGTAGGCAGCAAGCTTACAAATAATTTAGGATATGAGTTTACTGAAAAACTAGTGGCTGCAGCTGGCGGATTGAAAAACTTTGTAGATCAAGCAACTTTTTTTGCAGATCACTTTAATACAGCTGCTGAAAATAATGCACTTGCTCAAAAGCAATTAACAAAAGGCATGACGGCGTTAGGCTTAAGTTCAGTAACTACCAGAGACCAGTTTAAATATCTAGTAAAAGATTTAGTAGATAATTTTACTCCAGCAAATGCGGCACTTTATCAGCAGTTAATGAATTTGGCTCCATTATTTGATCAAGTAGCAAGTGCAGCAGAAAAAGCAGCTGCGACTACTTACGACTTAGAAACTAGCTTGTTAAGTGCTCAAGGTTATTCAAGTGAAGTACAAGATCGTAATAGACAAAAAACTCTAAATGCTATGCAATCTGAGAGTGATAAATTTATACAACGCCAAATTTATGCACAAGAAGATTTAAATAAAACTCAAAGTTTAAATGTAGAACTACTTAATGCTCAAGGCAAAAGTTATGATGCTTTATTAATAACTAGAGAAAAAGAAATTGATGCACTAAGTCTCATAGATCAAATTATTAAGAAAAAAACATATGCGGAACAAGATGCCGCAAAAACTAGAAGTTTAGACACAGAACTGCTTAATGCTCAAGGTAAAACTTATGATGCTTTATTAATAGCTAGAGCACAAGAGCTTAAGGCATTAAGTGATTCAGATGCAGCAATTAAACGTAAAGTTTATGCCGAACAAGACGCTGCAAAAACTCAAGGTTTACAAGTTCAACTATTAAACCTTCAAGGAAAAACAGAAGAAGCGCTAACTTCGACCAGAGAGCGAGAGTTATTAGCACTAAGTGCTAGCGATCAAGTTATACAAAAGAAAATTTATGCACTACAAGATGAAGCTGCAGCAATTAGCAAATTAAATACAATTAGAAGCAGTGAAATAGCAATTTATACATTACTAGGTAAAACTTCTGAGGCATTAGCCTTACAAAGAGAACAAGACTTAGAAAGCACAGCAGATTACTTAAAAGCAAGTAAACGTTATCAGTTTGCACTTGAAAATGAAAAAGTCTTAAAAGATAAAATCTCAGTAGCTTATACAAAACAAAAAGATGCACTAAAATCAACAATTACTGGGTTAGAAAGTTCAATAAGCTCGTTAAAAGACTTTAAATCTAGCTTATTAACTAGCGCAAATAGCGTACTTACTCCGCAACAAATATATCAAAATAATAAAAATACTTTTGATGCATTGGCAGCAGCTTCCTCAGCTACTATTACAAGCACTAGCACAGAAGCAGATATAAAAGCTAGAGATGATGCACTAAGCAGACTACCAGCAGCTGCTTCAGCATTGTTAGACAGCTCAAGAACAATGTTTGCAAGCTCAGATAGGTATACTGCTGATTTTAGTTATGTTAATAGTATCCTGACAGGTACAGTGGGTGCACTAGAAACTCAAAAATCAGTTGCTGAAAATCAACTATCTGCTTTAGAAGATAGCGTTAGTTTTTTAAACTTAATTGAAACTAATACTGAGACCACTACACAACTATTAGCACAACTAGTGGCTTTAACGCCTGCTACAGAAGCAGCTAGAAAAGCTGCTGCTGAGAGCGGAAGTATAGCAGCTGGTGGTGCTGGATTTGTACCCCCAGTTATTATTGGTATAAGCGATGTGGTTGCAGCAGTAACTGCATCAACAACTGCAGCAACAACTGCATCAAATACTTTAATAAAAACTTTTGATATAGTTGGTGGTGGTACAATAACAGCTATAAAAACAGCAAGCGATAAAGAAGTTACAATATCTACTTTAATTGCTAATTATGATTCACTTACTAACACAATTTTAAAGCAATTAGTTGAAATAGTTAGTGCAAATAGAACAATAGCAGTAACAGTTAATCCTATTATAGAATTTAACCCTACTATTAATGTTGCAGCACCTTCTGTAACAGTAAATAATAGTGGTAGTAAAAGTATTTGGGACAAAGTAGGTGATTGGTTAGGTTTTGCTGAGGGTGGTTTAGCACCAGCAGGCATTAACTTAGTTGGTGAAAAAGGACCTGAGTTGGTTGACTTCAAAACACCTGGTAGAGTTTATAGTAACAAAGCAAGTAACGACTTATTTAACAGCAAGCAATTAGTAGAAGAAATTAGATCATTAAGACAAGAAGTTAACAGACTACGTAACGATCAAAAAGAACAAACAGGACACTTAATTACTGCAACTTACGATGCAAATGCACAAAATGCCGAGCAAGTAACAGCAGGTACAGAAGATGCCTTACAAGCACAAAACTGGAAAGCACGATCACAAATCAAGTTTGCCTAACATAAAGCCCTGCCACAAGCAGGGCTTTTTTGTGCCATTTAAAAATTATGCTTGACTTGTGGTAGCTAAACAGGTATAATTAAGGAAAATATTATTTACAAGGTAATAAAGTTATGAGTTTAGTCACACAACCCTGGTTAGAAGATACTAACAGTATAAGATGCTTATTAGTCGAATTAAAAGTATTAGACTATGGGAGTACTTACGGCGGTACCAATGGAAACGGCTATGCAGGAACTGTTTACCTTGGTACTACAGGATATAACTTAGGTGATTCTACTATAAGTTTTTTGCCTTACTTAACAAGCGGCTTCCAAACTTCTCAAAATATGTCACTAGACGGCAGTTTAAGTTTAACTTTTGGCGACTTAGAAGTTCAAAATCCAAATGGAGATTTTGACAGCTGGCTAGACAACACAAAATTCATTTGGGCAAATCAATCAGTAAAAGTTTATTTTGGCGATCCACGATGGAGCTCAACCTCAATAGATGATGTACGTTTAAACTTTGAATTGATATTTGATGGTATTATACAGGAAATTGATAGCAAATCCAGAGAAACTGTAAACTTAAAAATAGCAGATAAACTGCAACGATTGAATAGTCCATTATCAGAAGATAAAATTGGTACTACAGGCACATGGTCGGGCGTTCAGCCAAATAGCGACACCATTAAACCTTTAGTATTTGGTGAAGTATTTAATATGACACCAGAGCTAGTAGACCCTAGTACCTTGCAATATCAGTTTAATGCTACCACAACTGAGTTGGTTATTGAAATCAGAGACAACGGTGTGCCTATATACACAGATAGTTCTGTATTTAATGCAGCTATTAATTTAGGTACAAGGCCTACAGGCGCTACAATTGATTTAACTACTGGCAAGTTTACATTGCCAACACCGCTTGCAGGTTCAGTAACCTGTAGCGTACAGGGTGTAAAAAACAGTATAAACTTAAGCTCAGGCGCTTTACAAACTGGTACATATAAAAACAATATTGCCAATTTGATTGCACTTATTGCTATGCATTATGGTAATGCTAATTTGCGATTATCAGTAGCAGATTTAGATTTAACAAATTTAGCAAATTTTGAAAATTCAAACCCACAACCCGTAGGTTACTTAGTAACAGACCGAACAAATGTGCTTGAAGTATGTCAAAGTTTAGCAAGTAGTGTGGGTGCACAAATTTACATGTCTCGTACAGGAAAACTGCAAATTCTACGATTAGCAGTGCCTAGTAGTGCCACAACAGAAATAACAGACAATGACATTTTGCACCATAGCTTAAGCATAAGCACAAAAACTGATGTTGTTGCTGGCAGCAAAATAGCTTACAGTAAAAACTGGACTACGCAAACTGATCTATTAACAAATATACTGGCTCCACATAAAGAAATATTTGCCACAGATTGGTATACAGAAACTGCACTTGATTCTACAGTAAAAAGCACATATAAACTTTATGCAGATCCACCGCAAAAAGAAACTTATCTATTACAACAGTCAGATGCACAAACAGAAGCAGCAAGACTTCGTGATTATTTTAAAACGCCGCGTATAGTATATAAGTTTACTGGTATAAGTAAATTGTTGTTGTTAAACTTAGGAGATGCTGTACGTTTAACACACAATAGATTTGGTTTAACAACAGGTAAATTTGGACAAATAGTCGGTTTAAATCAAAATTGGGTAGCAGGTACAGTTGACGTGGAGGTATTAATCTAATGGCAACATTAATAAACTCAAGAGATAAAGCCTTACAAACTGCACGATATAGACGCGGTGCAACACAAGTAACACTAACAGCGTTAGAAGGTGCTTTTATAAAGCCTAAAAATGGTGCTGCCATAACTCCTAGTAGTATAAAAATTACTGCAACAAAAAATAATGTATTTACTGATGCTGCAGTTTATAAATGGGAGTATGCACTAAGTACTAAGCCTGATACTTATACTACAGTAACTGATGGTACAAATGCAATAACAACTCCTGAATTAGAAATAACTAGTTCTACAATGTTGTCGATTATAGCCTCAGCTAGTGAAATTTACTACAAATGTACAGTTAGTGAAAGTAAGCTGGATACTGCTAGCTCAATATTTAAAATAATTTATAGTAAGGAAAGTGACGATCCTATTACTATAAATATGACAAAAACTAATGTGTCAGTACAGTGTGATCAATATGGTTCACCGAGTAGCTATGCAGGTACAGGTACAACAATCACAGTAACTCGTGGCAGTACACTATTAAACTATAATAGTATTGGTACAGCTACGGCAAATAGTTTTACAGTTACTACTGCAGCAGATGAAAATCGTACACTTGGTGGAACTACACATAGTACAGCTAATAGCTATGTATTAGATGACTTAACTGCGTTAGCAACAGATCAAAGCAGTACTATTTTTACTATTACTGTATATGATGGTAATATGATAGCCACAAACACGTTTTCAAGAACCTTATCTTATACTAAAGTAAAAAATGGTTTAGTTGGTTCAGATGGTAGAAGATATTATTTACTATTAAATACACTTGTTTTAGCAAAAAGTAGTAGTAGTGCAGATATAAGTGGAACACATACACCTAGTAGTATAACTGCTACTGGCAAAAGAATAATTGGTTCTGGAGATCCTACCAATTATGGGTATGTTACAATTACAGATAATTCTGGTACCGAAAGTGATCCAAGTCAGTATACAAAAACTTATAATATAGCAAACAGTTACACAGCAGCTTCTTATACAGTAAGACTTTATGATACTGCTACTAAAACCAACTTATTAGACAGTCAAACTGTACCTGTTGTATATACAGGCACTAGTGGTACTAGTGGTACTAGTGCTATAAATTTAGTATTATCAAATGATAACGTTAGTGTGCCTACAGCAAGCGATGGTAGTGGTGCTGTATATACTGGTACAGGCACAGATATTGTAGTTTATGAAGGTAGTACACAATTAACTTATGATGCTAGTGCAACTCCTGCTCAAAGCACTTGGAAGATAGCTAGCGTAAATGCTACTAATATAACTGCAGGAACTTATGCTACAAAAATTCTTCAATTAAATGCTACTGCATTAACAGTATCTGCAGGTAATGCTACTCTTAGTTATGCTGTCCAAAGTTCATCTCCTTATAGGGTAGGTCAAACAGTTACACTAGCAGGATTTAGTCCTACACAAACTAACGGTTCATTTACCGTACTAACTTGCACAACAACTCAACTAACTTTTGCCCTAACTGGCTCATATACGGTAACAACACTAGGTACAGTGTCAGGGTCTGTTAATACTACACAAACAACTACTGTACCTGGATCAATGACAGATGATACTGCAAGTATTACTTATAATATATCTGGTGTGACAGCAGCTGCTACAACTTTTACAATTAGTAAAACTCAAAGCTTTAAAAAGCTAAAAGCAGGCAGCGTTGGTGTAGACGGAAAAAGAGCCATTATATTAAATGCATATAAATGGGCAAATACTACGACAAGCGTGCCTGTTCAAGCTTTTACATATACTTGGGCTTCGGGAAAAATAGACCCTTATCCCGAAGGCTGGACTTCAAGTGCGGCTGCACCACCTGGTACTGGTTATACTCTTTATCAACTGAACTTAACTGTCAGCGATTCAGCTACTACAGCTACTACAAGTGCAAATTGGAGTGCTAGTACACTAAATATAATTGGTTATAGACAAGACGGCACTATAGGTGAACTTAGTGCCTACACTAAAACAGCTTACATTACCCTAACCACAGCAACTCCTCCAGGAACTCCAACAGCTACCACAGGTGCTACCAGCTTGCCCGCTGCTGTTGGTACAGTAAGCTGGACAAGTGCAAGTCCTGACACTGTAGCAGATGGAAGTTATGTTTATATTAGTACTGGCATTTATGGTTCAACAAGCGATAAAGTTGTATGGGGAGCACCTTACTTAAGTTACTTTAAAGTAGGCAGTTTAAGTGCAATTAGTGCTAGTTTAGGTGTAGTAGGAGTATCTACCACAGGCAACATACATAGCGGTACAGGTGCAAATGACACAAAAACTTATGGTGGTAATAATGCAGGATTTTTCTTAGGATATGATGGTAGTGGTGCTGGTGCAGCATATAAAATGGATGTGGGCAGTTCAACAAGTTACTTACGTTTTGACGGTTCAAAAGTAAGTGCCACAGGCATGAGCATTTATACTGCAGACAATCAAGATATTTTAACTTTAGCAGGTGGACAAGAGTGGACAACTAATGGTAATATAACACTTTATAGTGCTGTAAGTTTGAAAAAAACTGGCAGTACTAATAGTTATGATGCTTGGGCCTATGGAAAACAATTTTATTCAAAAGGTGCGGCTGTAAGTTTTCAAGCAAAAGAAGCTGTAAATCGTCAATTTGAAGTAGGTTTAAAGGCTAGTACTACACCTGGCACAAATGCTACTATTGATTATGGTATACTACTGAGCACTTCTGGGGCAGTATTCGCTTGTGTTGGTAGTATAGCTCAGGGTACTATAGCTGATAGTTATGCACTTACTGATCAATTTTTAGTTGCTTATGATAATAAACAAATAACTTATTACGTTAATGGTGTACTAAAATATACATATACAACTGGTGTAGTTGCAGATAAAAGTTTTGTGCCAAAAATTTCTTTTTATACACAACAAGCATACGCCACAGCAGTTAAATTTCAACCGTGGAGTGGAGTTGGTGCAGATGGTGCTACTGGACCAACAGGTCCGACTGGTGCTACTGGACCAACGGGACCAACAGGGAGTCAAGGTAACACAGGGGATGCAGGTCCTACAGGCACCCGTGCAGCAGCTACTTGGCTTAGTGCAAGTAGCTATAGTAGCTGGCCTAATAGTGGAGCTGAAACTGCAGCAAACAGTTATTTTTTGACTAATTTTGGTGGAAAAATAATTGGTGATAGGGCTACGATATTTAATAGTAGTACTGGTAAAGGAGAAACTAGAAGTTGGAATGGTACTTCTTGGATTCCTGTAAGTGCCTATATTGACGGTAATTTACTAGTAAGTGGTAGTATAACTGGAGACGCTTTAGCTGGAAATATTGTAACTGTTGGTCAACGTATAGTATCCAGTGATGGATTATTTGTAATTGATTTAGCTAATAAAACTATAAGTATAAGTGTTTAAAATATTATGTTGTTTCAAGATTTAACTAATAGCATTACTCCTCAAGCTGCATCAGAAACCAGTACTTTTCAGGCTACTGGTTATAGCTGGTATGGGAACTACTATAATATATATATAGCTTTTGTTAGTGGCAGTAGGCCTGCTATAGGTACTACTATTACGGCAACTGGTACAGTAAACGGTGTTTACTATGGCTCACTACTTATATCAGGTGACTGGACTAATAATGGTATATATTACTTAAAGGTATATGGTAAATTAAGTGTTGAACCAACTATAAATACCACATTAACTTGTACATATACTTCAAATAAAACTTATAGTGAAGCAATTTATACAGGATTACCTAATTATAGTTATATTATTGGTTCTTATTATAATCCAGCAGGCAGGTATAGCTCACTTACCACTAATATTTGGGCTAGAGGTTCGGGAACTACCCCAACAGCTTATCCACAAAATTTAAATTTATATAGCCAGTATTCTAATTTTCAACTAAATAATGATTTAACTGGTAACTATATAGGTAATAGTTTATACGAACTTGATATTATATTTGACAGACCAAATAGATTTAGTACTAGAAGCTATTTAAAATATATAGAAAACGGAACTTCTATTGGAATATATAGAACATATAATGATCCTACTTCAAAACCTATTGGTTCATATTCTGTTCCATTAGCAAGTAAATATACTTTAAGTGTAGTAGATAATATCACAAATGCTATAATTGTAGATGAAACAGCCCCACGTACTTTTTCAACCAGTAGCAGCGGGCAACTTACTATTAGTACTGATATATATGCTACTGCATCTTCTGGTACTATTAAAGGAACAACATTTAATGCAGGAGGAGTTGTATCAGGAAGCTTTGGTGTAGGTATGTTACTAGATGGTACAGGTGTTGTAACAGGTACATATATTACAGGAGGTAGTGCACCTAATTGGACTGTAAATATTAGTCAATCAATCTCATTAGGAATAAACATTTCAGGTGATTGGGTCCCCACTAATCCCACTAATATTTGGAATGGAAGTAATAGGAATGATTATATATTAAGAATATATTCTTACGATGATCCTTACAGCAGCCCTAAAAAAATTCTTAGATTAAGGGCGGAAGATAGGCTTTTTGCTAATGTACTTGGTTATCAGGTGCCTGCAAGACTTTGGATAAATAGAAATACATATACTTACCCAGTTACACTAGATGGATCTTTAATATTAACAAACTCAACCTCAACAAATACTAATAGTTATGAAGATACAATTGTAACTTGTTTAGATACTCCTAAAATTACTGGAATTACTGCTGCTCTTAGTAGTAATGATAAATACTATTCACAATTAACTTATATGGGCTATAATGATCAAGATAGTGGTTTAAAATATACTACTTCAAGTCTTAGTACTTACCCTATAAGTTGTTATGAAGGTATTATATTTGGTACTGGTAAAACATCTTTAACTGTACTTTTAACTATTTGGGGTACTACTACTATCCCTTATCCTGGTATGGTAATGCAAGATATTGATAGTAGTTCTGTAAGTTCAGTATCAATTAAAACTGTATCCTATGACACGAAGACCAAACGTTATAGTTTTACTTTATCAAGTGCGTGGACAGGTGGTAATAGAGTTAAGTTTCTAAATAAAATGACTGGTCAATATAAAAAGTATACTAAAGATCCAGCAAATATTTTTCCAATTGGGTATTCAGATGGGATTCCTTATCTTGTAAGTAATTCATATTACTATAAACATGCTCTTGAAAACAGATTTTTAAGCCCAGGGTTTTTTACAATACTACCTTTATACTCGGTAAAAAAATTAGATGGAACATTAATAGCTACTTTTAGAGATACTACATTATTTACACAAATAGATTCGCCTACAACTGCTCTTAGTAGAAATTATTATGCACGAGAAATAAGTACTACGACAAATTATAAATGGTGGACAGTTAGCAGTAGTTCAAGTTATACGGTAATACCACCAACTAAGTCTGCTAGTATTTCAAATACTAAAATTAAAGAATTTTATTATACATATGGTCCTTGTCTAATAGAGTTTACTGCTGTAATTTTAAAAAGAGAAATAACATATGCCAAACAGGTTACTACTCCCAGTCCTTACAGTGATACATATTCAGAATCAGGAGTTGTAATTGGACCACCTACACCTGAATCTGATTATCCTCCTTATTCCGATAATAAGGGATATACTGAAACTGAAAGTACTGAAATTATAAGAATTAAAGTACAAGAAACAGTAGTACCCATGATTACACCAACAGTAAATTTAATAAGACCTAGCAGTTTAATTGGATTTAATACAACTGATTCAACCTACAAAATTAATTTTAATGCTGCCCGTATAACCACTAAATATAAAGGTAGTAATAGTATACTAATAGAAAAAATTGAGACTAGTGGTAACACAATAACTATTACTAATCATGGTTTAAAAAATGGTCAACTTATTCGTTATGGTTCAAATGGTACAGTAGCCAAAGGTTTAAAAAATAATAACTATTATTATGTGGTTTATTATAGTGCTAATACGTTTGGGCTAACCACAGATTCTACCGTAATTGACATTACATCAACAGGTAGTGCAGGAGATCAATATATTTATTTAGATAGTGATAGATATATTTTAACCTCAGAGCTTAGCAAAATAAAAGATAATGCAATATATTTTGATAAACCTCATAACTTATCAACAGGCGACAGAATTTTATATTTAGCACCAACAAATAGTGGTGTTTCCAGCTATATTATTAATGTAACACATTATACTTATTATATTGCAGTTAGAGTAGATGATTATGCAATAAAACTATTAGATACTGAAAATAATCCTATTACAATAACTTTTATTGCTGAAACTCCAAAAATAACTATTGGTGTATCTAAAACTAGCAATAATAGTGTTTATTGGAATGGATCATATATTATAGATTCTACTAAAGATTTAGTAACAATTAATCTTAATTGGAGTTATACTGAGTACAAAGATTATATATTTGATATTACTATCAACAGTTCAGTTTACGTAATTTATGAAATTACTAGCAACGGCAATTTTAGTAAAGATGATATTATAAAAACAACAATACTTGATCCTTATAATCTTACTAGGACTAATTATGGTTCAAGTTGGGGCACGGTTAGTGGCAGTATTTTTCCATACACCTCAACAAAATTAACTATAAAAGTAAGCTCAGCATCACAAGGTTATTATGGTAATTATACTGGAACTTATAATATTTATGTTAAATTTACTAAATTATCAGGTGATTATACTGGTATTTTTAATTTTGCTAAATTACCTGATACAATACAAGAAGTAACTGATAAAAATGCAGGTTATATAGGTATAGGTACAGAACCTGCAGTGCAAGCTGCACCTTCAAAAACTTTATCTAATTTAACTGGAACTAACCTAAATGTAAAATTATATGCAGATAAAACAATAGCAACACAACTTAGTAGTATAAATATTCCTATTATAAGTAATTTAGTTGATACTAACGCTGTTATTTTCCAAAATAACGCAGCTTTTTACAGCTTAACTGAAGTAGGTTTTTTACCAACTGGAGCAGACATAAAACATTATGGAATACCTCAATCTAACAACAACTGGAATTATCCTCAGTATAATACAACTGATACAAAATTAAATAATAAAAGTACACATAGCACTACTAATGGTGATATAACAATTAATACCAAAACAAGTATATTCGGTATTAGTAGTAGCCCTGCTAATATAATTCTTGCCACAGCTCATGGATTATCAACAGGTGCACCTGTGCGCGTTGCTATCCCAGGTCTAACTGGATTTAGTACTACAAACTATAATTTTATTACTAAAGTGAAAAGAAATAGTCAAGGTACTGGCAGTTTGTTAGGTACAGCTAGTGAGCATGGCTATGTTACTGGTGATATAGTTATGTATCAAAAAGGTTATGATACTTCAACTGCAACTTATTTAAATTTATTAGATGTATTAATACCTGGAAAAAAATATTACGTTATTGTTGTAGACACAACTTGGTTTAAGTTAAGTAATAGTCCAGAAGAAGCCGCAGCAGGTAAAGGTATTACTTTTAATAGTTTTGGTAAATTTGGAACACAAATAGTAGATGGTGTTGATACTAAAACTGCGACCATTTACTTTAAATATGCACAAACTGAGGCTGCTGATGCAGTTAATTATTACTATGGCACAGTAGAGAATCCAGTCAGTGCTATTTACAACCAAACAACATATGACAAAACATTAGTCCAGGGTTTTGATTCTAGCACTTTTAGGTTTAAGTACCCAGGACCTGATAATTATAGTCAACAAGTTTATACTACTTCAACAGGTAACACTTTAGCTACATCAACTTTTGATAATATAATAATAGGTTATTTGGATAAATTAGATAGTTTTCCAAACGGTATAAATTGCTACGATACTTACTATGTAATAGTAGTTGATAAAGACCAAATTAGGCTTGCTAAAAGTTATGAAGATGCTGTGGCAGTTACTCCAAATTATATACCTATAGAACCAGCTGCTACAGGTACAACAGCTTATATTTACACAGGTGTTATAGCGCCAAAAGCACTTACTAGCACTACTCCAGTTATAAAAGATGCACTATTACTAGGAACGCAAAATCCTGTTGCTTTATCAATTTGTTGGAGTTATACACTAGGTACCGCTAATACATCTGCTAATAACATTGATGGTTTTATAGTTTATGTTAATACTGTTGGTGTTGCAGGTAGCGATCCAGTTAATGATAGTAGGTATATTGTGCCTTATGATGACTACTATACATCTGGTAAATATAATATAGTTATATATAATGTACGTAATACGGATTCTCGTATTTATGTTGCTGTTGCGGCTTATAGATATAGAAATCACTACGACTACAGACATGATGTTTTTTTTGGTACAGATGCTCAAGAGTTACAAATAAGTACATTATTAAAAGACGATATATATGCCCCTACAAGTACTTCCGATGCTAGTGTATTAACACTGGCTGATGATACTACATATACTACAATTAAAAGATTTTTTATACCAAAAACTAAGTTAGCTTATAATGGAAGTCAAGGTTATACTACTCCTCAAAGTACTTTGACTATTGATGGAAATACGGGAACTTTAACTTTAATAAAAAATTCAGTAAATGTAACTGATCAATTAAAATCAAAATATACAACTCAAACTACTGCAAGTTATTATATTCCTTATCTTTCTACAAGCGGAACTTATCAATATATAGCTTCAAAGCAAACTATAAATTATAGTAGTAACACTGTATTACAAACTTATATATATAAAACTGATTATAAAAAGCCTTTATTTATAAAACTTATACCAAGTAATTTTACAAGTATATCTGGTATTACTTTAAATACTGGTATTACTGCTCCTGTAGTTATTAATAACGTATCTCTTGATACACCTACTATTGCATCAGGCGGAGGTAATATTAGTATAACACAAAAAGTAATTAGTATAGGACCAACAATTGTACAAAGTATAACTAATAATATAACTAATAGTTTAAGACTATTAATACCTGTAATAGATAGTAGTACTAATGCAATATCTGTTGCTGAAATTTATTATCAAGATAAAGACACTGAATTATCTAACCTTAATTTTACTACTGTTATACAAGTATTAGGAACATAATATGGCTGCTACCGAAAGAATAAAAATAACACCAGACTATATAATTGCAAAAAATGCGGTTGGCACAGTAACTTATAGTGCGGGTACTCCACCCGCTGATGGTTCAATAAACTTTCCAGCGTACTTAAGAAGTAATAGTACTAGTAGTATAAATACAGACTATGATATATACTATAATCAAGTTGCACCACTACCTTATCCAGAGCTTAATACATGGAAAACAATTAGTACAATAAGTGGTAGTATATTTAGTTTAATTGCAGCACCTATAAATAGTACTACAACAGTAGTTAATACTAGTTTAGTTGAGCCTGGAACTTACGTTATTGTACCAACAGTTTGGTATATAGAAAGTCCAGGTACTACTTCTGATTTAAATACAAGTAGTAGATTTTCTACAACCAATATTCAAGATCAATTTAAATATGAAATTAAACTTAATGGTATTGTAATTGATAGTTTTTATGTAAGCCGTTATGAAACAGATACCAAAATTCTTTGGATAGGACCAACTGGTCCTGCTGATAATTATGGCCTAGATAGTGGCGGGTTTTACATACCAGGACCTTATTCTGTAAAAATTAATTATGGTATGACAAATCCAGACAGCGTAAGCTTAACAAATCCTGCCAGTTATATTAGTGATGCATACTCTACAAAAACACTTAGTATAACACCAGTTGCTAATGGTCCAACAATTGCAGACAGTTGGACCCGTGGAACTGTAAAAATTTTATATTATTCACGTGGTTATTTAGGCATGAGGTATACAAAATGATTGATATATCATCATCAGGTATTAAAATAGTGGCAGAAGGTCAACAGATTCCTGAACTTACTGGTACAACACAATTAACTACTTATTTAACAACAGCTAGTGGAAATTGTACATTTACTGCAAATTCTGGTAGCTATCGTCAAATTACAAATTTAAGTTATAGTACGGTTACTATAGCTGGAAAAAGTTATAATACTTATCAGTCAAATTTTACCCATTTTTATGTAATCTACATAACACCTACTAATTTGCCTACAAATAGCTCAATTAGTGTGTTGTTAAATAAAAAGTTTCAACTGTGTATGGGACTGCCTTATTTAGTAGAAAAAGATGCTAATGGATATAAATTTACAAAATACGATATTTTAACTGCCAGAATAGTCCCAGGTAGTCCAAGTTATGTTGAATTTCAAGCATATGATGCTTTAAATTTACATAGTTTAAACCCAGTTGCGCAAAGTTCAATTAGCTTTAGTTGGACTGCACATACTTATTATTATAAAAATTATACTTATTAAAATTATGGATTTATCAAATAAACAAGTCACAATTAAATCATTAATAAATAACTCAATACCTGAACCCGAAACTGTAGTAACTGTGATTATTTACGAAATTGTATCAACAGGTATTAAAAAAAATGTGGGTGAGTATGATATTACTTTAAAAAGTATATTATACTATGATCTGCAAGACCCTCAACTGATGCAAGCTGTACTACTGCAACTTGCTGAAATCTAGGAACAAAAATGGCGGCAAATAATTTAAAAGTAATTTATGATAATGTAATAGATTATGGTACTACCACAGTTTCAGCAGATAGTGTTGCAGGCACATCTTATGCAGCAGCAAATCTTAAAAAAGACGCAAAAAGCCAAACTTGGCGCAGTAATAATTCAAAAACTGCTACCTTAACAGTTGGCTTTGGCTCAGGCACGTTTAGTGGATATATCACAGGTACAACACTTGTGGTTACAAGTGCACCTACCATCACACTAGCACCAAATCAAGTTATTACAGGTGGCAGTATTGCAGCAGGTACTTATATTACAAGTTTTGGCACAGGTACTGGTGGTACGGGTAATTATGTAGTCAATACCAGTCAAACTGTGGGCAGCAGTCAATCACCTATTACTGTAACTGCTGCAGCTACAAAAGTTTTAAGTGGTGTGCTTTTAGCATTTACCAACTTAACTAGTACAGCTACAATTAAAACTACTGCCATAAATGTAATTGCAGGTGTAAACCCCAGCGCATTGGGTGATGTACTGGCAAGACCGTGGACAGACACAGCTTGGGACAGTACATTTTTGCCAGCCAACAGCAACAGCTACAGTTATGGTGGAGGAAATTATGCCAGAACTTGGTTTAGCAGCGACGTAACTTGTACTGGACTTACTATCGCTATCACAGATACAGCTAATACCAACAGCTATCTAGAAGCAAGTAGACTGATAGTAGGCAAGTCTTGGAGTCCAAAATACAATACAGAATTTGGCATAGAAGTTGCCGTAAAAGATTTAAGTAGTCAATCAAGAACTGAAAGCGGTGATTTAATTACCACCCGCGGTGTACGTTACAAAACTTTAAATTTCAACTTAAATTGGTTAACATACACAGATCGCACAACTTTTGTAAATTTACTAAAAACTAGTGGTTTAAGCAGGCCATTGGCAGTTAGTTTGTTTCCAAATAATAGTGATGACTGGGATGCTGAAGGTTTATACCAAATATACGGAAAATTAACAGATACAGCAGCTGTTACACACCCAATGTTTACTGTGTACACAAGTTCAGTAAGCATAGAAGAAATATAAAAATAGCCTCCATTAGGGGGCTATTTTTTTAACTTGACTGATTTTTGCTAACATGGTATAATAGTACCAAAAATATGTATAACATTTTAAATTTAAATACTAAATTGCTGTCAAGGAGTACATCACATGGAAATAACAGACCCATCAAATATATCCCAGTGGCTTACGGCAGCTTTTTTGGCTGTAGTTGGACTAGCTATGGGATTGCAAGTAGTAGTTAAAAACTGGAAAGCAAATAGTACAGAATCAGCTTTATTAAAGATGATGCATGATGAATTAGAACGTATGAGTGCGCAAAACTTAATACTAAGCCAGGAAATTGGCAAATTGCAAGCCGAACTAGTAAACTTAAGCAATCAACTTAGTGAACTAACTAGTGAAAATACTAAACTGCGTGTTGAAGTCAGCAACTTAAATACTGAAATTACCAGACTACATGGTATTATAAAAACAAAGGCGGTAGTATGACTGATGCAGTAAAAATAAATTATAAAATTATGCAAGGCAATACTTTTTCAGAAACACTACGCTGGGAAAGCGGTGAAAAAGTATATAAGCCTATTACTGCAATAACACAAAGTGCTCCACTAACTCTTACTAGTACAGCACACGGCATACCACCACAATGGCGTATTAAAATTACAAACGTGGTAGGCATGACCGACATTAACAACAGTGATATATATAGACTGGGCGAACCTACTACAGCTAATGTAATAACTATTAATGACATTAACAGTGTAGGTTACCGTGCTTATACAAGCGGTGGTATACTAGAATACAATAAACCTGTTGATATGACAGGTTACACTGCAAAAATGCAAATTAGACCAAATGTAGATAGTAGTACATTAATTTATGAAATGACTACTAGCAATGGTGGTATTACAATTGATAATACAACTAAAAAGATAACTTTACTTATTCCTGCAACTGTAACTAGTACATTTAATTTTACAACTGCAGTTTATGCACTTGAAATTTATGCAGGTACCACAAGCTTTGTGTTAATTTATGGCAGCATGGGATTAACCAAAGAGGTTGTAAAATGACAGAAATAGTAAAATTTGTTAATACTATAATTGTTGAAAATGCCGTAACCAGCGAAACTATTGTTAGTGGCGTGCAGGGACCACCAGGTGCAACAGGCCCGCAAGGGCCTGCTGGCACTGCTGGCGTTGCAGGGGCAGCAGGGCCACAAGGCACTCCAGGTGCTGTATTAGTAAATTTAGCTAATAGTGTTGCAATACCTACTGGATTAACTAGCGGTCAAGCCTTGTATAATTATGGAAATGGAACCGCTAGTAATTATGGTGATAGACTTTTTATAGGCATACCAAGTGGTAATATTGTTAATAGTGTATTAGTTGGCGGCAAATATTACACAGATTTGTTAGAAACAGCTACTAGTTCTGCCGATTCTAACGTACTTGTAAAACGAGATAGTAACGGTAAATTAATAGGTGATATACTAGGTAATAGCGCAACTGCTACAAAATTGTCCACAGCAAGAAGCATAAGCGTAATTGGGGATGTAGTTGCTAATGCTGTTAATTTTGATGGTACTAGTAACATACAGTTAAATGCTGCACTTGCAACACAAACTGGTTTAACTACTGGTACTTACGGTAGTACTACACTGATTCCTGTACTAACTGTTAACAATAAAGGTGTTATTACAGCCATTAGTACTCAAACTGTAGCATCTAATAATTTATTACTAACTGCTGATAATAGCACTTTTGGTTCAGTAGTCACTGGTAGCAGATTACAAATATTAGGTGGTACAGGTATTACTACAAGTGCAAGTAGTAATACTGTAACTATAAATCTTAATACTAATATTGCCACAACTAGCGGTACTCAAACATTTACTAATAAAACTATTAGCACTAATAGTACTTGGGCAGGTAATACTATCAGTCAAAGCCGTGGTGGTACTGGAAGTACAACTGGTAGTATTATTACAGACAGTAATTTAACATTTAGTAGTGGTAGTACACTTTACTTAAGTGCACAAACAATAGATGTTGGTGGCAGTGTTTTAACAAATCTAACAACACCGCAACAAGATAGTGATGCAGTTACCAAAGCTTATGCGGATGCACTTAAGCAAGGTTTAGACATAAAAGATTCCGTTAAAGTTGCTACTACAACTAATATTAATCTATTTGGACAACAATCGATAGATGGCATAAGTGTACTTGCGGGCCAACGTGTATTAGTAAAAAATCAAACTAATAGTGAAGAAAACGGCATATGGAACGTAAGTTATCAAGATTGGTATAGAAGTAGCGATGCTGATACTAGTGATAAAGTAACGGCAGGATTATTTACATTTGTAGAACAAGGCACGCAAAATGCTGGAAATGGTTTTGTTTTAACCACAAGTGGCTCAATTATATTAGACACAACTGCTTTAAATTTTTCACAATTTAGTAGTGGTGGCACAATAATAGCTGGCAGTGGTTTAACTAAAACTGGCAATACAATATCTGCCAACTTTAGTGGCAGTTATAATGACTTAAGTAATAAACCTACTAATTTAGCTACTGAAACTTATGTTACTACGGCATTAAGCGGTAAAGTAAACACTTCTGCACTTGCAGCTGTAGCTACCAGCGGCAGCTACACAGATTTAACAAATAGATTTCTTGGCTATGACAATGAAATACACGTTAGTCAAGTAGACGGAAACGATACTACTGGTAATGGTGACTTGTTAAATCCAGTTGCTACGATTACCAAAGCAATGACTTTAGTAAGTGCACAAAGAAGAAAAGTAATTGTTCACTCTGGCGGTTATACTGAAGACTTCACAATAAATTTATCTTATGTAACAGTAACTACTGAAGCACAAAAAGGTGACGATGTTGTAATTACTGGAACTGTAACTGCAAACAAAGGCTGTACTATTTCAGGTTTAAAAATAACAAACCTGACGATTACAGCAGCTACAGGAACAGGAAGTGTAAACATACTTGGTTGTGATATTACTGGTACACTTACAAAAAGCAGTGCTGCCGACTATACTCTTATTCGTTTTTGCGATATTGGCACTACAAACATTACTGGTAGCGGTGGTTTAGTTGCCATATTTGGGGGTAATCCTAATTTCATTACAATCAATAATGCTGCAGCAAGGGTAATTGTTAAAAACGCTGTTACTATTTCTCCAGTTTTAACTGCAGGAAACGCAAACTTTGTAGACAGCATAGTACTTGCTTCTACTGCTACAAGTAACGCTATTACTTCTGCTGCTGGAACTATTGTTACCTTAGCTAATAGTCAATTTATTGTACCAACATTTAATAATGTTGCCAGAGTTTCGTTAAGTGGTTTCTATTCAATTTTCAACTGTGTATATGACAAGCCAAACTCAACTTTGGTGGCATTGTCGGCAAGTGGCGGGTCAACTAATTCTGTTGATTATTTTCAGTACATTAATGCCGATAGATTGGTACTGGCAACAGGTGGTCAGATTACATTTCCAGACGGCAGTGTTCAAAATACAGCAAGTGCAAATTATACTGCTACTAATAATGCTGGAATTTCAATCAGTAATGACTATAAACTTGCAACTGTTTATAATTCAAATATTAGTAATACAGTTTCAAGCGTAGTTGTTGGCGGTGCGCCAGCAGCGGCAGCTAGTGAATGGAAAAGCAAAACTATTGTACAAGTTTTAGATACAATACTTTTTCCAGATTTAAATCCTGACTATGTAATACCCACATTGACAGTAACAGAATACGCTGTTGGTGTGGCTGAAGTTGGCTCTACTATAACCAGAACACTTGTTGCAACTGGAACTAAAAATGATGCAGGATTATTTCAAAGTTTTGTATTTAGACGTAATGGTGTTTCGGTTAAAACAACTTATGATCCAACAGGTAGTAGTAGTGGTGTTGCTAGCTTAGCTAATCAATTTGGTTACACAAACCCTAATAATCCAAATACCAAATATACGGATTCATATACAGAAAATTATGTCGCCACTACACCAAGTATTATTAATTGGAGTGTTAGTGGTAACTATGCTGCAGGTTTACCAAAATATACAAATAAAGGTGCATTAGACACCAGAACCAGTCAATCATTATTAACCAATGCACCTCAACTTGGGGGAACCTTGATAGCCAACTCATCTTCACTCTCAATTATGTACCCTTATTTTTGGGGCACAGAAAGTTCTAGTATAACAGCTGACGGCATTGTAACAAAAATTGCAAATAATGCTGCAACTAAGGTTTTACAGGATAGTAGCGGTAGTATTCAAATTACTTTTAATGCAAATGTTAATTACATTTGGTTTGCCATACCCGTTAATGGTGTTAACGGAACAATTGCACAAAAAATTAACTGGGCACAAGATAATAATGCTATAAATAAGGGCACAATTAGTAACGATAGCGCTTTTATTGGTATACCAACTTTAAAAAATGTTTCTAGTAGTTTGTGGTTAACTGTGCCGTATTATATATACATCTCCAAAGGTGCAACAAGCACTGAAGGATCTTTTACTTTTTCATAAGGAAAAAATATGTCAATTGCTTTAAGTGACTATTTAAAACCAAATATAGGCGTGCCTGTTGACTATAGACAAGGTCCTTTTGCTACAACTACTGTAGCCTGCGCAACAGTTAATGTTAATTATAGATATAAAGGTTTAACAGTACTTATTACTAACGGTAGTACTGTAGATGAGTACTGGTGGAAAGCTGGAACTGCTGATTCAGATTTAGTATTAAAAACTAATAATCCAGTTACTGCCAGTAGTAGTGTACTAGGTGGAATTAAAATAGGTACTGGATTAAGTATTGATAGTGGTACTGCTAGTGTTGATTTTACAGGATATGCTACTAATGCTTCAGTTACTAGCGCAATAAGCGCTTTAGTTAATGGTGCTGGAGCAAGTTTAGACACACTAAATGAACTGGCATCAGCACTAGGCAATGATGCAAGCTTTAGTACTACAGTTACTACAGCTTTAGGCAATAGACTGCGTATTGATGTTGACACTCAAGCATTAACTACTACACAAAAAT